TCCAGTATGTTGTAATTTTGTATTATTCCCATCATGGAATATTTGTGCATCATTTCCAGTACCAAATCTTAATTTTTGACTATCTGACAAATCTAAATTGGTAGCTAAATCTGCACCAGTAACAGTACCATCAGTTATCTCACTACCACTGACTACATTCTGTGTTACTGTTTTACCTACATGACCCATAGTTTACTCCGATATTGTATCTACTGCTGACACAACAACATCCATAGAGTTTGTTGCATCTGATTTTGCTCTTAACTTATCTCCAGATTGTAAGACTATCTTTGCACCACCATCTATAAGTTCTAATGAAGAACCACTTGGTATCGGTGCATTTTTAATTAGGTAAGCTGTAACATTATCTGAGTTATCAGTTATTGCTACATCAGCTACAATCGTAGAAGCTGAAGTGTTGGCTAATCGTAAGCCAACTATTGCATCATCTGAATTAGATGTTGCTCTTATATCTGTTAGAGTAGCATCTATATCTTTTGTTATTGTACGTTCAAAATCTTGTGCCATTTATATTCTCCTTAAAGTGCTATAGCCATAGCTGTAGCAAACCCTTTTGTTGCTTTGGCTGATATTGTTCCAATGTTTGAAGCTACTGTATTTACATTTGCTATATCTGTTGCAACAGTAGCTATATTAGCAACAACACCACTAGCTCCTAATGTTGCCATATGACCTACATTAGCTGAAGTTCCTAAAAAACCCATATCTTCTACAACAGCACTTGTACCTAATAATCCCATTGCTGTAACATTTGCAGAAGTACCTAAATGACCCATTGCCGTTACATTTGCAGAAGTACCAAGAAAACCTATGTCTTCTACAACTGCACTTGTACCAAGTAAACCCATAGCAGTTACATTAGCAGACGTTCCAAGAAATCCCATATCTTCAACAACAGCAGAAGTTCCAAGTAAACCAACTTCTGTTGCTACATTAGCAACTTGTGCAATATCATCACCTCTTGTAGTAATAGTATTACCCATACCATTACCATGAACAGTACAATAATATCTTGCTGGTTGTGTACCACTTGAAGGAACTGTTAATATTACTTTTCTATCACCTGATGAACGACCAGCATTAAATGTAGTAACATTATAATAATCTGATTGTGATGCTGAAGCACCATTTAATTCATAAGTAACACCAGTAGTAAAACTATTACCACTACTATCTTTAAAAGCTAATGGGTGTCCATCATTTGTGCTTGCTGTTTGATCAAAAGTATATGTATGTCCTTGTATTAAACTTAAAGTTGGATTAGTACTTCCATCTACAGCAAATTTATTTCCACCACTACTTACAACTGTAATAACAAATGTTTGTGAGCCACTTAATATTCCTGATAATGTATTTATATTTGATATTACACCTGAAGCATTAAGATTAGCCATATTTGTAACATTAGTACTTGTGCCTAAATTACCCATAGCAGTTACATTTGCTGAAGTAGCAAGTAAATTCATGTCAGTTACAATATCAGATGTTGCTAAAGTATTTAAGTCAGCAATTATATCTGATGTTGCAAGAGTATTCATGTCTGAGATAACGTCACTATCTGCAAGTAAAGCCATATCAGCTATTACATCTGTTACTGCAAGTAATGCCATATCAGCGACGACGTCAGTTGTGCCAAGCAATGCCATATCTGCAACAACATCTGCTGTACCAAGTCTACCCATTTCTGTTACTTTACCAGCTAAATTAGAAAGACCATTAGTAACTGTTGTTCCATCTTGTAGATCAGCAAGTGTTGCAATATCAGTTGTAACAGTAGCAATTAGTGTTGCATCTGTTTGAGTTGGTCCAGCTTCTGCGTTACCAGTAGTTGCGTTAAATGCAAGGTATCTACCTTTTCGTGCATCTTTGAGGGGAAGAGTTAAGGTTGCCGTCGAATCTTCATCTGACAGTTTTAGTGATCGACCAATGTCATCTTCTAGTTCTTGCTGTACTGCTGTAATTGTGTCTAACTCTGTATTCAAACTATCAACCTGAAATGAACCTGAAGTTGGAAAGTCAGTTGTCCTGGCTATTTCAATGTCACGAACAATAGTTACGTTTGCATTTGTAACTGCATTACCTGATGTCATTACGACATTACCACCACTTGTAGTACCAGCACCAGTTACAGTGTAATGTGTTGTTAATGTTTTAAGTGTTGAGCCTACAAATACTTTTAAATCAGCATCTTGAAAGATAGGAAATCCATAAGCAAATGTCGTCGTCGACGAACTACCTACAGTATATTGGACTCTTGGACTTGTTGCACTAATATCTAACGCCATAAACGCACCCTATAATTTATTAAAATAACAAACAACGCACAAATTAAAATCTACCTCTTGGAGTAATCGCATCTTCTACTTCTCCCATAAGTGTTCTCATACCATATAAAGAAGATACTGGTGTTAATCTTAAAGCTTTTCTAATTGCTTCATCTGATTGACCACTACCAAATAAATATGCGGTATCTGCAACATCAAACAAATAACTTGGAGTAGCACCAGCAAAATCAGATACAGTTTCTAAACCAGCACCTAGTTCTGATGGAGGATTAACTCTATACTTTGGTTGTATTAAAGTGTCTTCACGATCTAAACCACCCATTCTATGTCTTGCGTGTAAACCCATATAAAATAAATCACTGTATATACCAGTAATACCAGTTTGATCTATTGCTCTTGTAAGTTGATCTTCATAATCCATATTATTAAAACTTCTTGGATTTTTTGCATAAAGAGTAAGATAACCAAGAGCTATCATTGAAGCAAATCCAGCAACTTTACCAGTTCTATCTGCATCAAATCCAGCACCAAGTATTTTTGTTGTTGCACCTAATGTATAATTCCAAAACTGAAATGGTAATGCCATTAAACCATTTTCAATTCTTGTTACTTCATAACCTATTGTACTTGATCGTTTATCTACCTTAAAACCTAATGCTTTTAAAGCTGGATTCATTCTAGCATAAACAACTCCGTCAATAATTTTTGGTTTATCTGCTGGTGTAGCATTAATGATTGTGTTTCTTGTCATTGTTGCTAATGCTCCACGAAACTTACGCACTAGTTTATCGTTTCCCCAATTTTCTGAGTTAGCCAAAAATAGTCTGCCAGTGTCACTTGTCTGTATTGTTCCGTCGTCGACAAGTTTTTTTATTTTTCTAGCATCTCGTATTGTTATTCCATATCTTGCAAGTAACTCAACACCTTCTTGGTCAATAGTTCCAGCAACTAATCTTAATGAACGATCTATCAATGAATGTTGACCAAGAATACCAGCCATTTGTTTTGTAATCTGTGTAATAGGTGCTAATAAATTAGCTGTATAGAAAACTCTTTTGCCTTGTTCATTAATTTTACTCAAACCTTTTGTAAAAGGTGATCTTAAAAAATCTTCATACATTCTATTCTGTGCAACACCAAGTATCATATCTAATGCTTCACCAGCTATTTGTACTTCTTTAGCACTAAGACCAATACTTTTTAAATCTGTTAATGCTTTTAATGTAGCACCAAGTTGTTCTCTACCAAGTGGACCTTGTTTACTTGCATGTTGCATTATAATCATTCCAAGTTCTGGTAACGACGACAAACCAGCACGACCAAGAAAAGCATATGCTGTCCAATCAGTTAATGCTCTTGATATTCTTCTATTCAAAGCATCAGGTCTTTGTATTGGTGTACCAACAACACGATCATACATATGATATAAATTTTGTTTTGCTTCTGAAATAGCTTGTGCAGTATTACCGTGTCTTATCATATTTAATTCTTCAGCATCAATTAAATCATCTATTGATTTACCTTTAAATGTATTTGCAAATTCAATCTTTGAACCAGTTCGCATCATATAATACATTGCAGTATCTAATGGATTTATCTCAATAAAGTCTAATAACAAATGATTTGGTATATCTAGTTCTCTATGTCTTAAATGTTTAGATAAACCATAACCCATAAAATCATCTTCAAGATTTTGTTTGTTTAATATTTTATCAACAGTTTTGTTTACTGATCTTTCAATATCACTTGCACTTGCATTTGGATTTAATGGATTAGCTGTGTACCAATCTCTTAGTATAGTTTTAAAATCATCCATATTATTTGCTATGGCATCAATATTAAAATATCTAGGATAATAAACACCTTTATATTTTGGGTCATAACCAGTAGATAATAAATCTTCCTGGTCTTTTAGTTTACCTTTTTGTTTACCAAGCATATTTCTTATTTGTACTTTTGCTCTTGGATTTGTTTCATTTTTAAGCTGTGTGTTTAAGTCGTCGACTACACTTTTAAGTCTTGCAATATTTCTAGTAATTGAATCTTTCGTTGCAAGTAATCCATTATCAAGCATATCAACACCATACTTTGTATAGAACACATCCATTTCATTTATAAATGCTTCTTCGTGGCTTGATAGTCTTGGTCTATTTGGTTGTGCTTCTCTTAATATTCTTTCTTTTGCTAATCTTTCTGCAAACTCTCTTAAACCACTAGAACCAAATCCTATTGATTGATTTGTACTATTCATAAAGTTATGATAATGACTTGTTAATTTTCTTGAGTGAGCATAGTAATCGCCCATATATGTAACTGATCTCATAAATACAGATGATATACCTTGACCAGCTTTATTTAACATTTGTGTTAAACCACCATCAGCACCTATTTGTGTCATTAACTTTTTAGTTGAGGTAGGAAGATCAGTTTGCAGTACTGCTTTAAATGGCGAAGAAACTAATTTAAAAAATGGTGAGTTTACAAACCAATTATTTTTATAATCAAAACTACCAGTAGGATTAACGTCTAAACTATTTTGTACTTCTGTTTGTTCACTAACAAATCTTTGTGATGCACGACCAGAAAAAGCACCAGTAATACCACCTAATGTTCCAACTAATGCCGTCGACCCAAGTATATTAATACCACTTTCTGTTAAGGTAGCATCAGGTTCAAAAGGCGCTCGTATCAGTTCTGTTCCAGCACCAATAAAAAAACCTGACTTTGCACCTGATAACGCTCTAGCTGTAATACCTACACCTTTAAATGGTAAAGATAATAAATTTACTGGGTCTAAAATACCAGCAGTTATCATTGAACCCCAACCACTTCTACTTAATATCTCTCTATTTTCACGCATCTTTGCTGTATGAGTACGCAAATAATTTAAATGATCTATCGATCTAGCTGTAGCAAGCATTGTTACTTGATTTCTGTCATCTAAATCTTCTGCAGTTAAATGATCTAAAACATTAAAACTGTCATCTTCTTCAAAAGAAGTACTATACATTGCACCAATTATAGGTCTGTATTGATAACCATAAGTTGCTGACATACCATCCCAAAATGATGGGTCGGCTTCACCCATTGACATACTATCATAAGCTATTAATGGTTTGCCAATATCAACCAAACTATTTACCTAACATCATATCTAATTCTAATCCAGCACCAAAACCACCAGAAGTACCACTCCATAAAAATTTATAATCATGTGCATTTTTATTTTGTTTAACTATCATCCCAGCATATTCTAGATTTTGTTCTAGCATTTTTTTATACTGGTCACTCATTTGATCTGCAAACTCAATAAGCTCTATAGATACCATTTCATTTTCACCAGTTTCTTCATTCTTTTTAAGAATAGGGTTAAGATCATTACCTTCACCACTTGCTAAATAATATCTTACATTTGAATTTGCTGAGTTAGGGTCAACAATAACAAATAAGTTTTCTCCTAATACTGGATTATTTATTCCTGATAATTCTTTAATCTTTTTTTCAAATGTATTTAATGCTTCTCCTTGAAATATAATTTCAGGAGCAAATCTTGTTTGTTTCAGGTTACCACCTGATACCATATCAACTGCATATTTAGATTGAATCCACCCTCTAGCTACAGTAGCTGACATAGTACTGACAGCATCTTCAACACCAATCAAGTTTGCAAGATACATTGTTTCATCTATAACTTGATTAACAATTCCAAAATCATCTATTTCTCTATTTAATTCATCTGCTAATATTTTTTTGGCTGTTGAAATTTTTGAAATAAACTGACCACCATTTTTATCTTTAAGAGTTCTATTTATGCTTCGCATCATAGATGCAAAACGTTCTTCTTCTGGTTGATTTAATTTTGCAACTGCTCTTTCTATACCTTCCATTGTACTGTTAAATGTAAGCATAGCATTTAATGCTCTCATTTTTTGTGAAACAGTATCTTTCATTCCCATACCTTGCGTTAAATCTCTATGAATACCAGTCGTCGACATATTATTTGCCATATTCTGATATATCTCTAAGACAGCTAATCCTTCTTCTGCATCTAAAGTACCATCAACAAGAGCTTCAAACTTATGTTCCATAATCTTTGGCATCTTTTTTTGTTCTGCAAGTATTCTATAAAAATTTATAGCTTTAGGATTTCTTGAATCAGCTAGTAAAAGAAGTTGGTCTTTATTAGGTGCTTGAATAAAACCTTGTTTATTAATATTTAATGGTACACCAGCTTGATCAAAAACAAATTGCGTATAAATTTGCATTTCATTTTTACCGATCTCCATTCTATTTCCATTTGATAATTGAGTTATAAAACCTTGTGCTTTTCTTGCATCCTTTACACTTTCTTCATATTGTGCTTGAGTAACTTTAACACCATTGATAACTCTTTTAATTGTAGGATTATCTAATATATGAGGATTATTACTTAGTAATGATTTAATACGATCAAATGATGCACCTCTTTCAATCATAGTTTCTGTATCAGGTAAACTATCTAATTGTTGTTTACCAAAACTATCTGAAACCATTATTATTTCTTCAGAAGAAAGGTCATTCAATGCAATACCAATTCTTTGTTCTAATACTCTTCTACGCATTTCTACTATTTTGTTGTTGGCTCCTCCTCCAGTTATCACACCTTCAGTCACCAACTCATTATACTCATATTCTATTGTTTGCATTAACTGATTACCAGTACGATCATCTCCATTTGCAAAAGCATTAATAGCCTGGTTAGCCATTGATTCAGTTTGTTCAGCAGTTTCTAGTACTAGCTGTTCATCTTCTATTTTTTTTGTATTTGTTAATACTGTATTATTGCCAATAGCAATTTTTGCTGTAGCATAATCTGTAAGAATACCTTTCATACTTGGATCCGCTTTATCAATTAAACCAGCAACACCTATTGATGAATCAGTATTATATTGCTCTGAGTCAGTTGGATTATTTCTTAATGCATCTCCAATTTTATTATCAATCAAACTTCTCATTTTAGTTTCATATCTTCTTAGCATATTTTGTTCAAAAGCTTTTGTACCAACTGTACCCATATTTATTGGAGCTTTTGTAATCTGCATATTTTCATCAAAGACGTCGACAGATAATGATTTTTTGACTCCAGCTTCTTTTGCTTCTTCAACAGCTTTCTTGTAAAACTCTCCAGATAATGCTGAAGATATTTTTGATATAGCTTCCCAAGTTTCAGAGTCTGCTGTTTTTTCTTGAGAACGAATAACACCAACTGGCTTGTTAAATACTTGATTTTTAAATCTTTCAATTTTCATTAGTCACCTATTTTTACTTCGTCTGCACGCATAATACCTTGAGTAGCAGTACCAACTAGATTTAATAAACCTTTTCTTCTAATACTTTTAGCTCTATCAGTTGCACTTGATACAGCTTCAAATTTTTGTAGATCATAGTTCTTTTGAATTTGATTACCTTGTATTGCCATACGTTGTAAGTCTGTTTCAAGTGTGTCAAAATTAGATTTTTCAAATGCTTTAAATGATGGGTCGCTTGCATCTCTTCCCATAAATGATCTCATTGCAACATTAGATGCCATTGTTTGAGAAAAGTTTTTTAATAATTCAGATGTTTCTTGTTCAGCAGAAAGAGATGCCATTTGTTTTTGCTGCTCTATTCTTTCAAAGTTTCTTGCACCAGCCCTTAAAGCTTCTTTTGAACCAGCCCTTGCTGACATCATTCCACTTACACCTGATGCTACTGTTGTAAATAATAATAATTGTGGTGACGGAACACACATTAGAAAGCTACCTCCACTACCATTCCATTTAATTGTAAAGAAACTGGTGCAGTTTGAGTAAGAAAAACTCTTGGGTCTGTACTATACCCCAACATTCTAAACTCTTTTTTACCAGTAAATTTTGACAACCCTTGTGAGAAATCATCTGTTGTACTTTGTAATATAAGTGGAACAGCAGTTCCACCACTCCCAATAGATACAGATAGAGTTTCAACTAAATCTAAATTTACTCTAGTTATTTGTCTTGGTTCTGCTGTAAGAGGACCACCTTCTACTTGAGCATCTAATGGAAGAGTTGTTAATGTTCCAGTAAAACCAAAACCAATCTCTGCTGAACTTGTTGTGCTAACAGAAGATACATCAATTTGATTTGATCCTTGAGTAAAGTTACCTAAGTAATCATTACTTGAAACGACGTCGACCTTTGCATTGTTTTCAAAAATTGTATTTGTTGTGAACACTCCATTACTTCCACTAAAGTCATCACTACAATCTAAAGTAGCTGTATCTAAAAACTCTTCAAGCATAAAGCGAACAGTGCCACCACCTAAATCTCTTTTTGCTACACAGAATAATCTTTCATCAACAGTACACATACTATGAAAACCACCAGTAGTTCCAGTATCAGCAGTTGTCCATAATGTCCACCCAGCTTTTTGTTCATTACGAATAGAATGAAACACAGCAATAGTTCCATCACTATTTACAAAAAAAGCATAACTTTCAGGTCTTGCTAATGCACCACGCATAGCTGTCATTTGTGTAGGATCAACCACAAGATGTGAACTTAATAATGATATTGGTGTTGATACATAAGCACTTTCATCATCACTAAAGACAAACTCTCTAACAGTTTTACCTCCTCTTTGAACATATACAGTAGCACCGTCAAATGGCGTTGGCCGTACACCTGAGCTACCAAAAGGTGTTTGTCGTCGAATCTGTGCATTAGTTGGTGTTAAAGCACTGCTTGAAAATGATGGTATAAAAAATTCACTTGTGCTTGTGAACACTTGTAAATCTCGTGAACTTGTTAAATGCTTTATAGAATTAAATTCACCAGCACTTATAGCAAATTGAATACTCTCATTTGATTGTGCTGTACCAACATCAAAGTTAAAGAACTCAGAGCTTTTAGATGACCATATAGCATCAGGCTGACTTGTTGTTCCAGCGAACCATAATCTATCTTCGTGAAATGTAACAGCACTAGGAAAACCTCTAAGTGTAGAATATGATTGTTCATCCCAATCTGTATCAGCAGTTGTACCTGATAAAGTTTTTCTAATTGTTCCAACAGCAACAGTAGTATTTGTTACTGAAGTAATTAGTATTTCATTTCCTTTGTATCTTACAATAGTACCAACATGACCAGACTCCCAATAAGCTGATGAAGTAGTCATTGTTTTTCCAGAGCCACTTGTTGCTTGTGGAGTTAATGTTACTCCACTTTCTTGAAATGTAAAATATGGTTGGAATCTTTCATCATTAGCTGTTGATTCATCAAATGCAAACTTTCTTACTTCAAATGTAGTTAGACCAGTTCTTACTATTCTCATTTGTATATGAGATTTATGTGCAACAAACATATTATCAGCAGACTGTGCTATTGTTTGATCTTCTATTGTATCAACAGTCCACGGCAATGTTGCACTATCTGTATCTGTTGTTAAACTTTGAATATGTGATATAACGCCAGTTGATGCAACAATACGAAAGAAATCACACCTACCAGCACTAAATGCTACAATGTATCTTTCATCATCTGAAAATAAAAAAGGTTCAATCTTTACTTGTAATCTTTTTGAATTGTCTACTGTAACAGTTGTAAACTTATGAATAAACTCTGTGCCTGGTCTACGTTTAACTCCACCCTCTGCCATAAGAAAAAAGTTTCTTACTTTTTCTGCTGATTGAACATATACATTCAAATCAGTTCTTGATGTCATTGCTGGAGAAACTTCACCTCTTTCAAAGTTGTTGAGAGGAATACGAATACGAGCCATTAGACATTACTCGATAGTGTACCAGTTGTCCTTCTTGATGTAACAAAACGATTAGTAGAAAGTCTAAGAGTTGTTTGTTGTTGACTATCAAGTGTTCTTGCTTTTTGCATAAAGAATCTTGCTTTCTCAAACATATTGTTAGACATACTATCATTTCTTGCTAGCGCTAATGCAAAGTGTCCAGATAATTCATAAACAACAGCTTGTACAAAATATGCTGGAAACTTAGATTCTACTTGTCTAAAGTTATAATCTATGACGACGACATCATTAACACTTGCATCATTAAATATAAAGTTGCCATAAATTTGATAGTCTATATTTCTATCATTTACTGTAACAGCATTTATCATTAATGAGTCAGAAGGTATTTGATAAGCTGAATTATATCTACCAGTTGGTTCATCTGATAGTCTATTGCCTATCGCTTGATTTACTGCAAATCTCCATCTTGTATTTACTAAAGATGCTTGAACAGTATCTTCATAAAGATTCACAGCAACTAATGCTTCATTTGAACCATCACTAAAAGAAGTGATTGGTTGTGCGCCAATCAACACCAATGACCTTGTGCATATATCTATGGGAGATGTCGCTGATGTTGATTGACTCATATTATTTAGTCGCCGTCTGTTTCTGCAACAGCAGTTCCGTCTGAAACGTCAACTACTGTACCAGTGTTTGAAAGTACGGTACAAAAATTTGTTGTTGGAACATTCGTATCCATAACAATAATTAAATCCCTTACATTCAACATATTAGCTGAGTCATTAAAATAACCAGCACTATTAACAGTTGCGATTGCATCAGTGGTTTGATAAATCCAAAGATTCACTCCACTTGCTCCACCTATTCGGTGTAATCCACTTGAACTATAAGCCATTTAAACCTCCTAACTGTTGTTGTCTAAGAACTCATAGACACCATTGTCATCAATAACAACAGCACCCATTGACATCATAGACGTTGCAAGGTGAGATACCCTTTCAGGTATGTAATTTAACTCTGTTGTGACGTCGGCACCAATGCCTAGTCCAACAGCAGAAGTATGATAAGCCATATTCTTACCAGCAGTTACTGAAGATGAAGAAAAGAACATAAATCCTAAGAAGTTCTTAGCTGTCATTCCACCAGCAAAAGGTAAGTTAGCTTCACCAACAAAGTCTGCACTAGCAAACTCATTGATTGCATATAGATCAGCAAATCCCTTTGGGTTCATTGCTACATATCGACCACCATCTTCTGGAATATCAGCAACACCAAACTGCTCAAACAATGCAAGAACATCTGCCTTTTCAATAGCAGAACTTGTATCGTGTATTTGAGTAGAGTTAGCACCACTATCCATAGCAGTGATTAATATTTCGTCAGTCTTTCTACCTAAAGCACCAGCTTCAGACTTAGCGATTGCCTGACGTTCATCTATATTAGTTTTGATTTCATCCAACTTGTCAATGTATTCGGCGGCATAATGATCAGCCATTGTTACGTCAACAGTTGTGTGGGTCAATTCCATAGGTGTGATTTGACCATTTCTACTTTTAGTAGACGCTGAACCTTTACCAATCTTCTGAAAGCGAACTGTGCTTCCTCTCACATTAGCAACAGTACGAACAGTATTCCTTAATTTAGAACCCATACGTTGATATGCTAAGTGTACTTCAGATTCAAACTGTCTAATAAAAGCAGTATCAATAGTATTAGCCATTGATTGTCTCCTTTAAAAAGTTAAAATTTATCAGTTTGCAGATGATTGTCCAATTTTTAGCTTCATAAAGATTGTCTGTTATAAGGTCTTTCAGCGTAGATTGGGTCATTACGAATTAAGAATTTGCACTTCTACATCATCTTGACAACGCACAAAACGTAAACAAGCAAAACTATTTACAATTACTGGGTCTTTATGAAATATAAATCCTAGCCATTTTAACCAGAGAATTGTTTTAGAATGATCTATTGGAACAACATTTTCTAATACTTCAAAGTTTTGTTGCAATAGTTCTACTAGTTCAATAGATGCTTTTAAAAAACTAAAATAATTTTTTTCTATACCTTTTGTTCCAAGTAACCATACTGAACCAAGTTTTTTATTTTCATAGTTCTGCATTGTACCAAACATACATATAGGTATGTCGTCGACAAGAGCAGTATAAGTAATACAGTTATCATCAGCTAAAGGCATATGTAACGCACGATTAGGTGTAACACCGTGAATCATACATTCACGAACATCTTGTGGTCTTAGATTATCTTGCAGATATTTTGCATCATCTAAGTTTGCTTGTACTATTTCAAGTTTGCCAATAGAAGCAAAATGCTTACGAGCTATAGAGTTTGTTGAAGCCATCAGTAACTTTATTTACAAAATTTTGATCTCTTTCACCTGGCTTCCAGTATCTAGGGTCACGCATCATTTCATCTAAATCATCTTGTGATATAGTAGATGGTGTACTTGCATGACCACTTAAACTACTATTCTTTTGCATTTCCATAATTTTTTCAAGAACACCAATACCTTCGGCAGTTGAAGCAAGGTTTTGTATTGCACCAAACTCTTCTTCAGTAAAATTATTTTGTGTCCATAAAGTTACAGCTTCAAGTCTAGCATCTGCATTGTCGCCTAACTTAGCTTTCTCAGCAGTAATATCAGGTTGCATACTGTTCATAAACTCTGCAAACTTTCCTATACCAGCTTCAAACTCTTCTTGTGAATAACCATTTTCAAATGCTTCATTCGCCCACCAGTTAAACATTTCATTATCTTTGGCTAGTTCTTCATCAATGTTATCAGGTATTTTGTAATCACCAACATTTGCTGGTCTACCATTATAGAACTCAGTTTCAAGTTCTTTTAAAAAGTCTTCTTTAACACTATCATCTCTTGCACCAATCTTACTTTCTAATTCACTATAACTTTGTACAAGATTTTCAGGTGTTTCAAACTTTTCAGGTAACCACTCAGGTCTAGTCTGTTCCACCTCTTGACTTGGTGAAGAGTCCGTCTGTTCGTTTACTACTGTCTGTGTTGCTTCTTCCATTTTGTTTTACTCCGTGATTATGTACTATTCTTCGTTCTATAACCCCAACTATATATCTTTGTCCTTCTAAATGACGTAACTTTGCATCTGTAATATCAGGACCAGCTACCATTTCTATAGTTATACTTTTAAGATATTTCAATACTTCTTGACCCATTGGTGTTGAAAAACAACTACCAACAGCATCTGAAATCATTTCATCATTTTCTTTTGATCTGTTAAAACCATCAATTCCAATATTTGTCAACTGTATCTCCTATGCGATTTAGTTTTATCTGCAACACTTTTAGGCTGTTTAGAAAACTGTTTGCCTTTCTTTATGGCACGACGTTTTGCTTTTGTAGACCTAGCGTATTCTTCATCCGATAATGCACTAATTGCAGAGGAAGGTAAATATCTTTCTCCAGTTGCTTTTGAACCTTGTGTCGACGGCTTACCACTTTTGGTTCGCCATTTCTGTTTAGTCCAAGCTACAAGAGATCGTTGAGGTTTCTTCATTATGTTCCAATTTTCTTTTGAGCTTTCTTATGAGCTTGTCCAAATGACTTTCCTTTTCTCATTTCAGCTTTCATCATTTTCATATGTTTACTTGAATGATGTTTAGAATGTTTTTTTAAAGTAGATATTTGTCTTTTTGTTAATTTTAATAATGATTTCATGACGTATAACCACCACCAGCTTTTTTATAAGCCTTAGCTAACATTTGTGCTTTACGAGCAGACCATTGACCAGGCTTTCCACCCTTACCACCAGCTTTTATTCTTGCGAATATTCTTTTACGCATTGATGGTTTTGTATAATTGCCAGCTTCATTTACTGCCATTAGTAACTCTTTTTACGTTTTTTAGATGCCATAATTTTTTTCTTTAATCCTTCTGGCAAATTTTTTTGTTTACCTTTTAAACCATTTGAAGGTCTACCTTTTTGTGACCCATATGTTCCTTTACCCATTGGCATAATATATCTCCTTTAACAATCCCATTTACGAAGTGACTTATTAATTCTGCTATTGGGATCGTTTGCTGTTTTAGCAGAAGTTAATTTTCTTTTCATACCACGCATCCTAGCACAAAAACTTTTTCGACGACTAGCAGACTTTGGACTTTTCTTAGCTTGTTCTCTTGATACTGGTGGTTTAAGATTGCCACCTTTAGCATTGTAGGAAGCACGACCTTTTGCATTTAATCCACCCTCAGGGTTTTTGCCTTCTTTTCTTTGCCAAGCTGGAGTTGCCATTACTCTTCAGGCATCATAGGTTGTTGCTGTTGTTGTTGAGCCATCTGTGCTGTCATTCTAATTATCTCTTCACGACTGGCTTTATCTCTTATGAGATTATCAGGAACACCAAACTTTCTTGCTAGATGTATAGAAGTTTCTTCACTATCTATTAACAAGTTAATCATCTGTGGTCCAAATCTGCCACCAACTAACTCTAAGAATCTGTCGACGGAAACTATATCTTGTTGTGCTTGAGCCATAGCTAAAGGTGAAACTGATCTCACCTTTACTTCTCTGCCATTAATAGTTGGCATCTGAATACGACCTTGTTTCTTTAGTATATGTATTACTCTTTGCAATACTGGTGTTACAAGTTCAGCTTGTAATCTACCAAATGCACTTCCTATTCTCCTTGAAAGATCAGCCATTCTTTCAGCAACTTCTGTTGCACTCGCTGGTGTTCTGTTTGGGTCACCAAGCATATCATTGTATAATGCTCTTTTAATGTTATTACGCATATCATTTAATACTAAGTCGGCGACATCAAACCTTCCAGCAGTAGGTATAGGTTGCAATCCAGCAGAACCAGGCGACTTTGGAATCACAGTTCCAGGCACTAATGAAACATTATCAGGATTTATAACTCCATCATCTTCCATTTGATAGATACCAGATATTGCCATCTGTGCATTTTCTAATATAAGTTCAATAGTTAAGTTAGTTGTCTTAATTGCACTGAGAGCATTGATAAGTGGACCTCTCCCATACACCTCCCCAGATGCTTTCGACCAGCGATAAGCTATAATAGGACACGAACCAACACCCTCATACTGTTCATCTAAAATCTTTGATTTGGTTTCAAGGTCAATAACACAATACTTATGAGCCATAACATTGATCTTAGAATAATCTCTGTAAACTATTTCAAGAATTTTTCTTTTCTCTTCAGGAGTTCTTGTAACTGCTTCTTTTATTTTTTCTGTGAGAATAGCTTTTGGATACGCGACCAAAAGTTGACCACCCCTGATATGACGCTCTCTATATATGGAGTCAACTCTGTCATCAGGACCGACATCCAAGACAACGTGAGGTAATGGAATTGCTGAAAACCTGATTGGATTAACTGCATCCCCTTCTTCACATAATAAAACACCAGTTCCAACTGCACAGTCAAGAAACGACTCGTGGACTTCTTGAGCAAAATTACTGTTCTGTAGAATCTCAAAAACATAATCTGTTACTCCTTGCAGTTGAGAATTAACTTCATCTCTTTGCTCTTCAGGAACTTCTGATCCAGCAACAAAATCAGCCCATCTTGCGAAGTTTGGAACAAGACCAGACTGCAACCTTGATGCAAACTCTTGAACTCCGACCACAGCAGTTTCGTCAAAGATTTTGTCGTCTCGTCTTTGACCTGGAGTTTCAGCATAGAAGCTTTCTCTTTGTGGTAACGCATATTCGTAACACTCCTCAAATAAAGATGTCCAATTATCTCTGTGAGATTTTGCTCTTTCATATCTTCTTAATAATGAATCAACTGGTTTATCTGAACCAGTATTAAGAGGGATAACTGTATTTATCTCAACCATTACATTGGGTCCTTATAATAACCAATACCACCAGATTGACCTGATATTAATGAACGCTTGCCAACTTGTCCAGCAGATGATTTCTTTTTAAACTCTTCTTGCTTTTTCTTTTCAGCTTCTTGCCTTTTCTTTTCTTCAGCCTTTTGCTTTTCGACTTCAGGATCGACTTTTGGTTCAGGCATTACCATTTTGGGACTTTTAAAAAAACACATAATTTTCGATACTCCATTCAAATGACTTTAGCCACGCACAAAAATGGTACATAGCTAATCCATATATTAACAAAAATAATCTAAATCTAACTACATCCGTGACCATAGACCTTCTCTTCTTTGTTTTGGTCGTCGACGAAATACATCAAATTCAGGTTTTGCATTAAAAGATCGCAGTGGTTTATTATTACCAATGATTGATCTTCCTTCTCCAGCACCAAGCATTAAGTATTGTAGTGCATCGTGAATATGCGAATACATATTCTTATCAGGTTTGTCTGCAAATCTTTCTCCTGATACTTGTAATCTTCTATACTGATAGCCACCCTCAAAGCCTTTAATGATTTGACGACAACGATAGTCAACTAAAAACCCAGATACACCTTCAACCATTTTCATCAAAGATTTATTAACAGCTTCTATTCTAAGAGATACATCATTAGATGGTGCTGGTATTGCTCTTAGTCCAGCACCTCTAAGTATTTGAAATGGTGTGCTTTCATCTGTTTGCGCTCTGAAGTCACCACTTGGATCACCATATATTAATGCTTCACAGTTAACATATTTAGTTGCGATCTCTTCTCTTAACAGTTCAGAGAATCTAACAATACCCATATCAAAAGCTACAATCTCAGATTGTATTAACCAACGACCTCTTACTTTCTGTGCAAAAACTCCAGCTGGGGTTAGTCCAAAGTCTAATCCTATGTAAACTGGTTGACCATCTGCTACTGGTATTTCTTCTTTTGATGTATGAGTTTCTCCTACAAACATAGGATATATAGGTTTACCATCTACGATTGAACCTAGTTTATTCATTACATACACATCAATCCAAGACTTTGTTTTACCTTTAACAGTATTCTCATAATATGAATCTAAAAGATTATTTTTATTTTCAGCTTTGTCATTTGATATATAATTTTCGACGTCGCCGTCTTCATTCTTTTTTTCTAACATACCAGAAGGTTGAGTATAGAAAAACCAGTTATCAGGTTTTACTAACATTCTTATTTCTTCTTTAGGAATATGGTCAGGTACTGGAACTTCACCAGACATTATCGGCCACCAATGATCTTCCTCAGGTGCGTTAGTATCACAGATTATACCACTCCAACTAGGACCACCTTCACGCATTGAAGGGAATCTTCCAACTCTCATAGTACACGCATCTATTATTGACTTAGGTATTTCCCTTGCTTCGTTTACCCAAATGCCAGTAAGTTCAAGTGACAGTAGTTTTTTAACATCTTCAGGTCTATCAAGTGCTAAAAATATAACTTCAAGTTCTATATCTCCTTTGCTTATAAAATGAGTATATGGAACTTCCCATCTAAATTTACCCCAAGTATTTTCTGGAAACCAATCTAGCCAGGTCTTGATTGTTGTTGTTCTAAGCTGGGGATTGGTATTTCTAATAATCGCCCATCTCGAACGACGAATACCTTTGTCATTTTTCTTTTGTGCCAATGCTCTTCTAAAGACTTCGACACAACACGCCACCGACTTTCCACTTCCAACTGGACCACGCAATCCTCTAAAGAATGAGTCATCTTTCATAAACTCCTTTAATACTTTGCCGTCAGGTTTATATTTAAATGTTGTCAATGTTATTATCTTTACCAGCTTTAAGTAGTTGTTCTACTGTAGCTGGACCTATTGTTGCAATCAATTTATCAGCTTCTCTATCTGATTTATGTTCATTCGGTACATATTGTAGATGCACTTTCTTTACAATAGTTCTAAGTAATCTTCTTTCTTCAGGTTTTAAAATGTGTAAAAAACTCATAGTTTACCAGTTCTCTTTAAATAAAATAAATATCCAATGTACATTATCAGACCACCAATGATTGTGCAAAGAAGAATAATACCAATAATGTTTAGAATCTTTGAACGAAGTTCAGCTTGAGCATACAGTTGTTCAGCCCTCTGCTTTCTAATTTTTGCTTGCATTTTCAGGAGTTCACTCCAAGCATTAGGACCATGCACCATATTTATCCAAGTGCGAAGTTCATTTTCCATTTCTTCTGCTTTCTTTTTAGCAGCAAAAGCATCCATTGCTTCTTGTTCAACACTTGAACCAGCAAATAATTTTTTAAACAGAGGAGGGTTTTTAGACATCTTCTCTGCATGGTTAACATCAGACACGGCACCCATCCAACGTCCAATGTCACCATACATTGACTCCACATCCTTCCCCATTTGGAAGCCTTTTTTAATTAAGGTGAAGGCACTTGAAGCTGTAGCGAGAGCAGTTACTGGATCCACAATTATCCCAGCAGTGATCTTATCTGTGACATTATTCCAGTAAATCCACTACCTTGTCTTTTCTTTCTTCTCTTAGAAAGCTCAGTAAGTAGAGTATTTTGTACTGGTTCTTTAGTAACAAGGTCTAGTTTTGTTTCTTGTGGGTTATTAAGATTATTTAAAATACTTACTTGTTTATTTTGAAAAGGAGTTAGTGGGTTTTGACCTTCAGTTAGACTTGTGTCGTCGAAAGTCATTAAAGAACCTTTACGACTAAACCCTTTAGGTCCACCAGTTTTAACTGCTCGTGAGTCTTGCACTCTTACAGACTGTGGGTCTGTGATAGCTTTCATTCTTGTTTCTTTACCAGCTAGTGTAGAACCAGTGATTGGGTCTTTATAAATAGTACCACCCTTTATTGTGCCACCTTTAATTGTAAACTTAGTCGGACTCTTTGGCTTTGAAAGTGGAGGTGACATTTTAGATTTATTTGTCGTCGTCTTTACAGCATTATTTATTTTCATTCTTTGAACAGCAGATGTTCCTGAAGGTTGGTTTTGATTGTCTCTTGGGTCACGAGTAGGAGAACGACCTAGTTTATCTGCAAAAGAATGTTGAGGACTCTTTTGTATTGGCTTTGGTTTTGTTTTAGGAACAGATGTTTTTTTCTCTCTTTCTTTACGAGCTTGTGCATCTCTTCTAGCTTGTGCTTCTCTTTCTGCTCGTTCTTGTTCTTTTTGATCAGACCTTGACTCTTGTGTTGGTCTTGCTCTACGATCAGCTTGTTGCCTTGCTGACTTTGCTCTTTTTTGAAAGACTCTTGGTGGCATATTAGTTCTCCCTATTTTTAGTTGATGTACTCTTTGTCTTTGGTTTTAATCCAGATAAAACTGAGTTTGTAAACTTTTGTTTCTTTACAGATTGTCCTTCGCCTATGTTCCAATTAATAGCTAAACTATTACTTGTCTTTGGGTCTATTACACTTCTATCTTCATTCTCAGGAAGTAGAAGACCACCAAGCATCCTTGCTGGACCATATAACTTTCCTTCTTCACCACCACCAGTGTATAAATTATACGCTAGCTGTAAAGCAACATCAGTATAACCAACATTTACTTCTTTGCTTTTTCCGTCATCTTCTTCAACAGTTTTCTTTCTTGGATGAAAGTCATAGGTGTCTATAACATTATAACCATCTGCTGTCCGTCTTACACCAAAGCCACCAAGTATAGTCTTGAGTTGTTTAGATGCACCCTCTATGTTTTCTTCAAAGATAGACTTAGTCTGAAAAAATTTATTTATATGCTCGTAAGAAAATTGTTTGTAAGTTCCTTCGTCGACGTCACCCATTTGGTCATCAAGAAATGCTTGCAATGCATCTTGTGTGTCCTGGCTTAGCGTACCTATCTTTAGTTCATCACTATCCATAAACTCTGGAAGCAATGCGTTTGATATAGCCGTTAAAAATACTTTAGTATTATCTTTCATACTCTAGCTTATAAAGGAAAAAAAATATATTGAGCAACGCACAAACCGAACCTTCGTGAAATAAATGCGAGTGAGGGAGGAGTAACAGTAGTAGTACAACGTTTTTTAACCCCCCTACCTACTAAGTAAGGTCTATCTGTACTTTAATTTCACCAGCATGTAGATGCATATGTTTATCTGGTGCTTTGAATCCAGCCCTATCAAGGATATCTTTACTGGCTTCTAGTTGAACGTACTCACTCTTAGCACCGCTGGCTAGTTTGACAAGCTTTGCGCTAGCAAGCGTAGCATTAACGCCCAAAGTTTCTGTTATTCTTTTCATCATATACTCTTGCACGTGTGGTTGTCGCAAAGCTTTGCTAGCCGTGACTCTTCCAGATTCACCACTAGCATAGCCAGCTTCTTGACTGGCTTGAGATATACTACAACCTTCTGCTACGAGTGTATCAACTAAAAGCATCTGTTTCTTTGTCAAAGGTCGACGACCATTGTCTAAATCTTTACTCATAACAACCCCCTAGTCCCCCTTCTATTCGATTCAAATATGCTTTGTCAACCTACAATTTAAGGCTTGGCGTGCTAAGGCACGCTAGTCTTGTTGTTGGTTGCTAAGCCTAACCAAAGTTGTGTCATTTCAAACAGAGCCACCTCTAATGCAGACTAGGTTTGTGACTAAGCTTTCGCATAAATATCATCTACTTCCATACTTGTTCTAACAACTAGACGCCTTTGATTTGTCGTGTGCCAATCTTTACCAACTAGAGGTTCTTAAACACTTTGTATCAGAGGTGTTTGACGGAAAGACGTTCCTTCTCCAGTTCTTTAACTCAGGTAAGCATAGAAATCTGAGGATGACTAACATCTTGTCCACAGCATATCGCACGTAGGAGTTTGACACTAACCCCAGAAATCTGAGCATCCTAACATTCTACACTGTCACCAAAAGTGAACCAAGCGTAAGACTCTGTCTATTAATCCTCTGAGATATGAGTGAAACTTCCACAATGCTAGTTTTTTAGTACTAAAAGGCATACTAAAAACATAACGTCTAATTTCAAATCTAATAAGTTCTAAAAGATTTCGAGCCATTTCTAGACATATTGTAGTCTCCTAAATAAAAGTTCAAGTCACAATGCATTTGCAAGGATCGTGCTGACAACCTCACATAAAAATGACCCCCTCTCAAGTTTGTCCGTACCACCCATTACCTAACTTGAGTGGGGGTCTATGCATCTACGCGTTAGTTACAATGACTTCGTCATTACGCGTAGTAGTTTCTCTTTTATCATTTTGATGTAAGGCAATCATCACGATGCAAAAGCATCGCAACTTAAACTTTTAGGAGACTATAATATGACTAGAAACGACACAAAATCTAAGAACTTAGTAGATTTAAAATCAGCCGTTATTAACTACCATTCTGGAGATTCACTTACATATCTCAGAGAATCAATAGCCAGAGACGCTTGCTACACTTCTGCTAACAGCGTACAATATAAGTCTGATCAAATTTCTGAGAACAGAGTCAAACTTGCAGACCTACGTGCGACATACTCTGGACAAGAAGTCATCCACGTTCAGATGTCTAAACTAACCTTCGTAATTAAAGAACAAGAGAAGGAACTTGAAGAACTTTCCGACAGACACCTTGCTGATACGAAAGTATTTAAGAAATTAGTTGGCAAAGATTGGACTCCAAATTCAAAGTCATCTAGTTCCAAGAACAAGTTGATGGAACTAGACGAGATTGATGCTTTATTGAAAGCTTAATCACAAACCAATTCTCCCTAAGAGGTGGTTGAAATGCCACCTCTTTTTTTATGCTTATCAACCACCGATTGTTTATATATAGGAGTATCATATGTTTGAAATTATAATCACATTGAAAGATGGTCGTCGTCAAAAACTATCATCTAAATATTATTACTTTGGTCATGCTGTTAGACGAATGAACTACTACAAAAATTACCTCAAATCTAAATCAAAGTATTACCAAAATAAAATTCAGTATATCGATATTAAATACAACTATCAGTACTGATTAAACCAACTGCAGACGACGTTGCGTGTTGTTACAGCAGTAGCAATGCACCGTCTTCAGAATCATCATTAACAATTAACTTGGAGTAAATTTATGAAAGAAGAAAAATCACTCGACGACTTTACAATTTATGTAATGTATTGCCAAGATATGAATGATCTTAACTTTGATACAATGTCAATGGAAAGATACATTAGATTATTCAATGCTGGTAAATTTGTAGATACCAAACACTTAATCTTGCAAGACGTAGAAGTAGCAAGAGCAATGTGTAGGATGAACCAGTCGTGAGTAGAATGGGTCAAATCAAACTAGCTGGATGGTTAAGTATTCCATTATGTATTGCTATTATATATGTAATACAAACTAATCCACTTATGTTTCCTTATCCTGGCATATGGCAGATTGTAGTAGCTGGGATAACTCTTAATACATTTATTCATTTAACAATTACAATTCCAAAATGGGAGAAAGATAATGAGCAAAGCAGATAGAATTGTCAAAGTAATTATTGATCGTATAGAAAAAGGCATCAAGAATAAATGGAGTATGCCTTGGCATAATTCAGATTTTAGATGTCCAGTAAATACTCAAGGCTACCAGTATCAAGGTGTAAATTGTTTTTGGTTATGGATGGTCAAAGATCAAAGAGGTTATGACAGTAATCAATGGGGTACATACCAGCAATGGACAGAACTAGGTGGTGACTTGAGTGGACAATCAGCAACTGCCTTTAATCAATATATCTTGCAACCCAAACTTAGAGTTGACGACGACGACAATCAATTACTGTATGGATTCAAAGCTTGGGCTGTGTTCAATCGTGATCAAGTTAAAGGTATACCAAAAGAAAAAACAGAACAATCATTTGTAACACAAGAAATGATAACAGATGAAACGATTAAGAATCAAACAGCAAAATGGTTTCATAATATTCCAGCAGTAATTGAAACTGGTTCCAATAAAGCTTGTTATATTCCATCTCAGGATAAGATCAGGATGCCAGACTTTGATAAATTCAAAACAGATATTGATTATTATACAGTGCTTGGACACGAACTAATACATTGGACTGGTGCAACAAATAGATTGGACCGTAAACTTTCACAAGAGAGAAAAGAATATGCTTTCGAAGAACTGGTTGCTGAACTTGGTAGTGCATTGATAGCTGCAAATTTAAAGATTCAATCTAAACCAACAAAAAATACAACAGCTTATATTAATGGCTGGTTAAAAGCTATGAAAGAAAAACCAAAGGTATTGTTAGACGCAATGTCTTTGTCACGATATGCAGTATTGTTTCTAAATGACTTTCAAATAAAGAACATTAGTAAACAAATGCATAAAAAGGTTGCATAATTATTGCGTATATGCAACAATAAATAACCATTGATAAATAAATAGGAGAAGGAACGAATGAATTTATCAAACACAGAAGCCCTGTCGGCTGACAATATATTAAATCGTATTGCCGTAAAACTTGTTGATTCTTTACAACAAGAGTTTGGCAATTCACCAATCGAATGTCTTAGACTCATACAAGAAATGAGAGAACGAGGTATTGAAATACCAAGTGATAGTCCTATTGGTGCATTTGAAACTGAGTGCAGTGCAAAGCTTGATGCTCTTGGAGAAGAAGCAGAAGCGCGTGCAATAATGGCTAACAAAGATGGAGATTACTAATGGCTAAAGTCGTCGACATAGGTGCAAAGAATACCTTAAAAGAAGTATCGTGTAGTATTCATGCAAGAATAAAACTTAAGATATATCTTACAAGAGATAAGACTACACCAGGCTTTTATAAACTAGCTGAACAAGAGTTAGTAAACATTAACAGACT